CACCGGAGCCTCGTTCACCGGGGATTCAGGCAGCGGCGGAACCACAGGACTTGTACCGGCACCGGCCACCGGCGACGCGGCGGCGGGCAAGTATCTCGGAGCTGGAGCCACATGGAGTGTCCCTACGGGCACAGGCATTACCGCCTTGACGGGAGATGTGACTGCGAGCGGATCAGGCAGCGTAGCCGCAACTATCGCCACCGCGCACGTGGCCCCCGCGATGATGAAAGCCAGCACAATCGACAGCCAGGTCGATTCTGGAACCGTCACTTGGGCCATTGCTAGCGTCCTGAACGCTCAAGCCACACTCACCTTTACAGTTCACTCCGGAAGCCGAACGCTGAACATCACCAACCCCGTTATAGGCGGGAATTACGTCCTGAAACTCATCCAGGATGGAACGGGAGGCGAAGGCTTGATCCTGGGTACCGGATGCACCTGGAAAGTGGTGAACGGAGGGGCGGGCGCGGTGACGCTCACCAACGCTCCGAACGCTCTCGACGTGCTGACCTTCATTTACGACGGCACCAACTGCCTCACGACGCTACTCTTCAACCTGAGCTGAGAACGCCATGCCAATTTCCAGACGCGATTTCATGATTGGCAGCGGGATCGGAGGTGCACGAATTGCCCGAGCACAATCTCTCTCCCGCTACAACCTTGAAGCTCTGATTTTCAGCACCACCCACACGAGCTTCTTTCATCCAATCGTCACAAAAAGCGGGAAAGCGCTGAACTGGGCATGGGGTGACGCAAGCTACAGTCTGGGAACCAACAGCCCGACGAAGACCCTGGCTGCTGGCACTAAAACCTTCCGCATGATAACGCTCGACGGATTCAGCGGGGTCACTCAGATGGACTTCGATAGTCAGTTGATGGCAGGAGCACTGCCTTCTTTGGCAAGATGCCCCAACCTCCAGGTTTTGGAATTCTATGCGAATGGGTTTGTGGGAACGGTCCCTAGTTTCCAAAACAACACCAAGCTACAATCACTTGACCTCTACAACAACCTGTTCTCAGGCATAATCCCCTCCTTTGCAAATCTCACTCTGTTGACCAATCTGAATGTAAATAACAACAGTTTTACGGGTGTGGTCGCCGGCAGTGTCGCCACCCAGAAATCGTTGAACTACGCCAGTTTTTACAAGAACGCTCTCACGCAAGCTGCGGTCGATCAAATCTTGGCGGATTTCGTCACGTCGCAGGGAATCAGCGGACGAGTAACCTGTCAAGTGGACCTATCCGGAGGCACGAATTCCACTCCGAGCGCCGCCGGGTTGGCAAATAAAGCCCTGCTCGTCGCCGCCAGTTGGACGGTCACGAACAACTGAGCGATTCAAGCCACGAACTGCCATTCCACTTCGCCATTGTTCGCCATCCCCAGCAATCCCCAGACCTTCTCCCCAAGATCAATTCCCGCCCCGTTTGTGCCTTTTCCGCTGACGGATTGCCCGGATTCGGCCAAAGGCCGAGCGCTTCCGAACACATAGGCATCGTCACCGGTGTTCCACGGCCCAACGTCGAGCACCTGGGCGCAGCAGTGCTTGCCATTAGCTGGATTTCGTAAGCTGATCCACATCCCGAGCGCCTTGTGCGAAGGCAAGGCCACAAAGGGGTACTCCGCGTCGATCTTCCAGCCGGTAGCCGTCATCTGGCCTATCAGCCCTTCTCTTGTCGCTTTCACCAGCATGATTTCGTCTCCTCAAAAACAAAACGCGCGGAGCCGTCGCCAGCCCCGCGCGCATTGTACAGACAGCATGTCTTTCAGGTCAACGAGACCTGTTCACCGAGCAACCGCTGCAGGAATGCAATGGCGGCCTGTAGCGCGGCCAGCTCAGTAGCGTTCGTGATCTTGGACGCCAGAACGGTCAGAAAGCTGACCGCCGCTCCCAGGATGAACTGCTCCCACCAACTGATCTTTATCATAGGCTCTCCTTTCTGCGTCCTACAGGGACGCGAGATCGGCTTGCAACTGGGCCAAGTTGAATCGACTGGGTGAAAGCCCTTGAGCGTCAATCCAGTCCTGCGAAAGAACCGCGTAGCACTCGTCTACATAGTCCCGAAAGAAATTCGGTGACATCTTGAGGCGCGATCCCCAGGTTACACACGTACGGCTCTTCGGGGACGCCGCGTCAATCGGGACGCAATGTCCACCCCAGGATCCTGGCGACCCGTTCATCACCGGCCCGCCGTTCGGAACAGTCCAAGCGTTCTCATCCTCAGCCGAGATCGGCAGTTGAATGCCAGTGAACAGGCTTCCAAAAATCTCGATAGCCTGGAACACTTCGGTCAGGTTCGTCTGATCCACCTGCGCATAGCCGAGGATCTTGTGCCCCCCGATGCCGTTGCGCCGCCAGTCGTTCAGAGCGCTGAGCATGTCGCACCCGTTGTCCGTCCATGGATCGTTGGGCACGTAGCCCCCAACCCTCTCGTAGGCCGTCAACACGTCTCGGTCGGTCACCCGATACTCAATTCCCGAGGCGTAGAAGGACCACTGGTTAACCATATGAGCCTCGGCCGCGATCACGCAGTCTCCGAGCTGATCGTTCAAGTACATGGGCCAACTCGGTACCCTCGTAACCCAGGAGACCTCTGCCGGCGGCGCCGGGAGCCGAGTGTTCAGGTACTTCTGGAGCTTGAAGGTCCGCGGATCGATCCGCGGCGCGCGTTTGCCGAGTTTCATTGACCGTCCCTCAACAGATCGGAAATCGCTTGGGCAAACGGATAGGCCGTCGGATTCGGCAAATACCGATAGCAGGCCGTGCCGAGACGGGACCAGAGGTCCGCAGCCACAGGAGACTCGGCAGGCGTATAGGCAGCCGTCCGCTCCAAGAGCATCAGTTCCGCGCGCAGCACCGTGAGATCGTCAGAGATCGCCGGGGGGACAGGCGCCGGAAACAATGCCAGCACCTCGTTAATCACGTCAGAAACTTTTCGCATGTTCGCTCCTCAAAGAACGTCTTCACAGCGCGAAAGGAAATAGCGCCGGATATCATCGCGCAGCTCTACCCGGTCAGGATTCAACTGGTAAATGCCCTGCCAATCGCGCCGAAGATCCGTAGTCGGAGCGAAGGCCCGTTTCACGAGAATGGTGTCACGGCTCGAATATCCGCGGCGCGCTTTGTCACCGTGAAAATGGTGGGTTGCAAAACAGTCCACATAGCCGATGTTCTTTCGAAGCTTCGCGGCGTTGCGCTGCCAAGTCCTGATCTGCGCCCGGTAATCGTCCGTGTAGCCGTCCGTGTGCATGTCCGGGGCGTCTTCTCCCACGAGCCCGAAGCTCATGAACCAGTCGCTGTGCCCCAGGATGCAGACGTCCAGTAGGCCCCCTACCGTGTCGAAGGCCGAACGCCGGAAGGCCCAGGCACCCCCGGTTGCACCGACGCCCCGCGCGCGGCCGGCCCCGACCGCCATTTCGTAGTAGCCATCGTCAGCCGCGCCCCGAGCTCTCCAGCCGCCATTCAAGTACCCAGGCGGAAGCTTGCAGCCGTTTTGGTGGTAGTTGTACGCAAACCCTTGGTTGACGCGCGTCACCAGGTGCCCCTGGCCCAGCAATTCTCCGCTCAGGTCCGCATAGTTCGAGAACAACTGGACAAAGTCGTACATCTGAAGCTGATGAATCGCTTCCAGCGCCCAGTCGTGACGCGTGAAGTGGAAATCCGCATCGATCCAAGCGCCATACTTCCAATCTGCGGGGAACGATTGGATGATCCGATTCAGCATGTTCTCTTTGTGGAACAGCGCATCCTGAGTCCGCATCGCAACGTCACCCGGATACTGAGGATCGGTCATTTCAAATGGCCGATCCCCATACGCCAGTTCTCCGAAGTAGAGTTCGACATTGGGGCTGGTCCGCATGTGGCGCCGGAAGTCGTTGCCCAGCTCGCGCCGCGTTCGCCAGCGAAAGGGGTTGCTGTAGCACGTCGCCACGTGCAGGGTTCCCTGTTCGCTCCACTCGCTCCAGGGCTGGTGTACGTCCGGATGGTGCCGGAAATGCTCGATGGGCATGAATCCAAGCATACACCCGGAAACCGTCAACAGCAAGCCACCAGTGATTATAGGAGGTCCGTACACGCCCCTCCGAGACCTTCCGAGAGGTTTAGCCCCGCCGCTTCAGGAGGCCCATCGAGGGAACCGAGGCGGCGGGGAGGCGGCGAGGCCGAAGCCTCAAGCCACGATTCATTGTACCGCAAGCGCACTTTTGTTCAGTGCTGCCCAATTTTTCAGCGCGACCCAAAGCGCGTTTTCCACAGGCTTCAACCACCACGGGTTGTGGTTTTGCAGCCACTCGGTGAAAAAGCCCGCAAGTCCTTTAGAATCGTCTCGGAAAGTTTACATAATAGCCGATTACAGGAAGGCAGAGCGTTACCACAGATTCAGGTGGGAAGCGGGCCGCCACGCCCGCCTGTCTTTATCGCCGGCTCGTCATCGGCGAATGGCCTTGGCTGAAGGATGGTTGCGCCGGTGGGCTTCGATCCCACGACCTCCAGGTTATGAGTCTGGCGAGCTACCGGGCTGCTCTACGGCGCTTCAAAGACACCCGCGTCTCAACTGCTTGCGAGACGCGAAACCACACCTTAAGCCCAAAGACCAGCCAGTGTCAAGCCTTTCTTCACAGCCGCTCTTTGAACCAGCCCGAGCACAGCCAAACCAGCAGAATAACTATCAGCACGGCTCCCAGACCCCCAGGAGCGCCGTAGGCGTGCCAGCCGTAGTATCCGCCGCCCAGACCACCAAAGAGCAGCAACAGCACGATCAGAAGCAGCAGCATGTTGATTCAGCCGAGCAGCTTCAGCCCCGAAGCCTTGGTGAGGATATCCGCCAGGAAGAAGGCCGCCAGCGCGAAGCAAAGCAGCCGGTAGCCCAAAACATCCAGAGGAGGGTTACTTGGAGGCCGCAACCCGGCGATCACCGCCAGAACGAACGCAAAGACCATCAGAATCAGAGAGAACATCTTGTCGCCTTTCTACTTGAGTGTACACCCTAACGCGCCTGGCGTGGCCTGAAAGCGTAGAACATGTGGTGAGGCTTGCGATCCGAGCGAATCTGGGTTTCTCTACCCGTACGGACAGCCAGACGCTTCACCATCCCGCGCAAAGTTGCCTGAGAACGCGCGGACGTGGCCGTCCATTGGTGAACCCGCATGTAGATGACATTAACCATGTTCCCCAGTGTACACCCTTAAGCCGTGGCCCACCAAAGCAGCCCAGCGCCCCCCAGGGCCAAAGCAGCCCACACCCAGGGACTTGTGCCCGAAGCGCCCGAGAAATCCGGCAGCGTAAACAAATCCGAGCCTGTGAACAAATCCCCGCCCATGTCCGCAACAGCCGGTGTGTCCGTAGCCGCGATCGCCGTGCCGTCCAGATTCAAACCGCCCAGAATACTTGAAGCATACGCCTGCCCCGCCGCCAGGTGCGTAGGTCCAGCGTTGTAGGCTGCCAAGGCCTCGGTCCAGTTGCCAAACTGCTGGTACAGCGAGGCAAGCAAGGAAACGCCGCCTTCAACATTCTGGGTGAGGTCCGAAGGGTTGACGTTTAGTCCAGCCGCCGTCGCCGGCATCAACTGAAAGACGCCAATCTCGCCGGCAGCGCCCACAGCGGCCTGGTTGAAGCTCGACTCTTTTTGCGCTACCGCAAGAGCAATTGAAGGCGGTACACCAAGCTGGTTTGCTACCGAGGTTATGAGGCTCTGAATGCTCGTGGAAGCGGCCCCAAGGCCCCGTCGCCGCAATGTGCGCCGGTACATCGTTCACTCCCCAGCAGGCCAGAGATACCCGATAAACCGGCTGTTGAAGTTTCCCGAGTTCTGCACGATCGCTATGGTGGTCAAGACCTTCAACTGAATGAGATCGGACGGCGCGAAGATCCTCGGCCGCGAGAACCACCATGGTTTCTCGTAGGAGCCAATCGGCGCCAACTCCGAGCCAAACCCCTGGATGTAGCGCCCCGCGATCGCCAGAGCCGAAGGCGTCAGCGGGTTGTTCACGTCCAGCGTCCAGATGATGTCACCAGAGCCAGGTATCCATCCTCCAGGCGGATCAAAGTTCCACATCACGCCCGTGAGCGCGAACTGATGGCCACTGGGGACCTGGTAGGACAGCAGAACGGTCAAAACTGTCGGAGCAGGCGCCGCCACTGATCCCGAGACGTAGATGTCAATAGCGTTTTGCGAAGGCGACAGCGACGGCCCGCAGACCGGATCGCGCAACCTTGGATCGCGCGGCAACATGGTAGCCACGGTGCTCACCTCTGGCACACCGTAAAGTGGCCTTCCTCTACGCATCGGACTCATGGGCAGCCCTCCTCACCAGCCGGCAGGGGCTCCAACGTGCCGATTACCAACTCAACGCGTTGCGATACCGCCAACCCAGTCGAGATCGAAACCGCAGTGTTCCAAAGCTCCACCATAAACAGTCCGGAGCCAACTACCGGATACGGCGCGCACAGCAGATTTGGGAATGAAGCGGCAAGCAGCAAAACTGCGCCGTAGTACGTCGGCTTGAAATTCGCCAAGAAAAGCGACGGCACCGGCTCATCGAAAAGCTTGTGGCCCAACGACGCGTCCGTGATCTGCACGTTGAACTGAGGTGGAGTGATTGCCGCCAAAGTCGCTTGCGGCCCCTCCCCCCCCACACCGATCAACTCCGCAGGCAGATAAAAGCCGTAAATCAGCGAGCCAGGAGTGATCTTCAAACCGTGCGACACGTAGCCATTCGCCGGCATGACTTCGCTTGGAGAATCCGGGGACTTGTACAGCCTCGGCCGATAGCAGACTTCGTCTGCCAGCGGCGCAAGCTGCCGAATAGCCGCCGCATCAAACGATCCCCAAGTGTCGCGCGTCAACGCGTCCAGACTCAGCGGACTGATGGGCAGGTTCATGGCAGCACCTTCACTCCAGTGAGAAACACCGGAAAGTCGAGCGGAGCCTGATTGGAGTACGCCGCGTCGTTTCGCTCGAAATCCAGGTACATGAATTGGCTTCTCTGAAGATAGATCTCAGGATAAAAAAGCCCAGGATTCGACGGCCCGCAGAACTCGGCCAGCAATCCATTTGTCAAAATGCCGCAAGGATACGATTCGCCATACACGCCGAATCCAAAGGCGGAAGTCAAGAGGTTGCTGTTTCCGGGACGGCCAAATAACACGCTCGCATGAACCGGCAGATTGGAGTATGGCTTGCCATCCGAATCCCGGAGCGTAATTTCTACCTCGAAATAATCGGCGTTGTTCCCCTGAGCGTTCTGGTCCGTACCCGCCCGTCCACCCCGGAGAACAAAATCCGCATCCGGCTGAACGATCAACGGGACCACAAATGGAGATGTTGTGGTCACAGGCAATTGGGACGCCACTACCGGATAGCAGAATGGCCGGATTGGGCCATGCTGAGCCGCGTACGTGACCGCCTGACGGCTTCCCCAGACGTAGAGCTTGACGCCCCGAAAATAGAGCCTCAGATTCGTCAGCGTGCCAGACCCCGTGTTTTCCACGTCAACATAAATGATGCCGCCAGCCGGATAGATCCTCTGCGGGAATACCGGGGTGGGACTCCCCTGCTGCCCAAAGCAGTACGAATGCAAGGTCGATGGCACGCGCTGCTGGCTGACGTAGTTCTCATCCGGCCCGGTGAAACTCGTTTTCAAGAATTGCAAGCCGTCCTGCAGGTTTTGGGAGCCGGTTGCTTGGCTCGGATTTACCCGGAAGGCCCGCGACCGCAGGACGAACGGCGCGTCAAGATCCAGCACCAGCGGGACTCCAGTCTGGATCTCTCCAGGAGCCAGGCTCGCGATTTTAAGCACGTAGTCCTGATGGCGCTCTTGGAAACGAGGGTTCATGATGCCTCCTCGTAACGCTTCAGACCGTACAGCGTGATCTCAGGCAGATCAACCGCGTTGATTGGATCGATGTTCGAGAACGACACCAAAATACCCGAACCAGCAGGGCATTCAATCTCCGGCTCTATCGGCACCGGAAGGCCGCCAGCCACGCTCCCGGACGGGATGGCGTACTGAATCACAGGCACGTAGTCCGCGGTGAGCGCATTCCCGAATGGATCGAAGAACCGTACCAACAAAGTAACCGGCATGCCGGTCCGCTGATCCTGATTGAGCCGAATGCCGCGCCACATGAACTTCGAGCCAGTTTCAATCATCAGCGGTATGTTTTCCTGCGTCGAAGCCGGCGCAAGAGACGCATACGGAGCATTGGCGATGTCGTAAAAGTAATTGAACGCCTGGTCCCGGCATCCCTTTGGCGTGGGATAGAACCACTGAGGCCGGTAGTCCACGCACCCGAGCGCTGGAACACTGATGAGAATAGGACTCATGCGCCCGCCTTTCGCCGCTTGACGCCTTCCACGTAGACTTGCAGGTACATCTGCCCCGCGCCGGCAAAGTCCACCAACTGAAGGTCAAAGATGAGCGTATCCTGGGCTTTAAGCCACCAGTCGTGCGCGTACGGCGCCCCGCCGATGTAGCGAGCCACGTCGATGTAGTCATCCGAAAACACATGCCCTGAAGCCGCGCGGATCCTGGCCAGGATCTCGCCACCCGTCACAGTGGCATCCTGCGTTACGTCGAAGTGGAAACGCCGCACTACGAAATCCGAAGCGCTTTCGATGGGAATCTCAATCGTGGCGAACTGACGGATGTCGCCAGCCCCAATAAACCGCAATCCCTGGCCGATGACTGGGACCGCAGAGCAGTACGTGAACGGAGAATCCTCGTAGCCAGGTGGCGTCGCGGGGCCTGTGCCATGCATCCAGCATGGTGCCAGGATGTTCTGGTTTGGATTGTCCAAATACTGCGGCGGCAGAAGCCCCGCCGCTTCGGAAGGCTTTTGCGACTTGACGTAGTAGCAGTAGGCGCCTTCAAAAAGCATCTGAACGGCAGCGCTCAGCGCCGTGAGCCGAACCTGAATCTTGGACTGAGGCGGACACGGAACCTGTTTCGCCATGAGCAAGCGACCGGAGCCGTAGCCCGCGACCTCCTGGACAAGCTGGGATTGATTCAGGAACGGCTGGCCGTTCGGCAAGATCACTTGCCAGTACGGTACGTCGCCATTAGCTGAGATCGCCCGCAGCATCCAGGTTGTGTCGCCCGTGATCGTCTTCTCAATCGTCGTCTGGCCGCTTGTGAGATCCAAACTCTGAAGCAAAAACGAATGGGGGATATAGACCGCAGACATTCCTCGAGGCGGTGTCGGGCGCCCGCACTTGCTGAGCACCCAATCGGCTTCGAGGATGAGCTGCGAGTCCTTTGTCATGCGTTCACACCTGAAAGACTACCACACCTCTGGCGTCCACAACACGCGCCCTTCCAAGCGGTCCATTGGGCCGTAGGGCCTTTGCCCATTCCACCGCCGCCCAAAAGTTCGGCACCATCTTGCCGCCTTGCCAGTACGGAGACTGACGTGGACAAAGGTACTGGACCACAAAGGGCGGCATCCGTCACCTTCGCCCCTTTCCAGCAGAAACCAGGACCAGCAGCCCCAGCCCGATCGCTAAGGCCAGCCCCGGATTAGCTTGAATCCACGCCAGAATCGGCGTTGTCGAAACAGCCGTACCAGTGTCCGTAAGGCTCACCGGCACTTGGCAAGACCCGAGCACCGCAGCCTTGGCGCTGTCCGCCGCCGTGTTCATCCGGAAGAGGTACGCCTGGCTGCGCAAGATCCGGCTGTCCGACATCGGTGTTTCGCCATTCGTCAGCGGCGCCGCTATCGGCGGCTGCATGTTAGCGGGCACGTACATAGCAAGGCCATCCTCTCGCCCCTTCGCCTGAAAATCTCCGGCAGCCGCGCGAAGGAGCCGCAAAACGCGGCTGCCGGGAGTCTCAACGAGACCCTGTCTACTGAACGCTGCGATCCGTCCAGCCCTTCATCATCGTGACTAAGGTCAGCCCCTGGCCACCGTTCGCAGCCGTCTGCCACGCCGGAAGAGTCGCGCCGGGGAACTTGATCTGCAGGCTGAAGTTCTGCAACGGCGCAATGTACTTCGCAAAGTTGCCGAACGTCCAGACGCCGAGCGGAGAAGGCAGGCCGAGGCCCCAGTGGACATCGCCTTGCCGTTCCGAAGACCCGTACAGGCCGATGCCCGGCGGATGGAATTCGAGCAGACCTTCGAAGAACACCTTGTCGTCGATTCGGAACTCGAAATACGAGCTGTAGCAGAACTGCTGGATATCCACCAGCAGCGAATCGATGCTCTGGGCCGTGGGAGCCGTCGACGTGGCCGGCTGGCCCTTGAAGTAGAACCCAAGCTGATTCAGAATCAGGCAACGCGGCGCAAGAAACATCCCGCCGTTCGGAAGGTTCGTTTGCAGCTTCGTCTTGATCAGAGCCGTGTTGATCTGATCGTTCTGGTTCAAACCTTGGGCGAACGGGGTATAGACCGACAGCGCCGAGCTACCGGCGTTCTGGGTCAGCGTGTCGTAATAGATCCACGCTCCCCGATCCACCCACCCTTTCATAATGCTGTTGATGTCGAGGCCACGCGCTTGCGCGGCACTCAGTGTGTAGCCACTGCCATAGGTATTCTGTGGCAACGGAGTTATGCTTGTTGCTGGCATTCCGTTTCACTCCGAGGCTGGATCTCTCCAGCCCCTAATCCTTTACTACCGACGCACACCGTGCGCCACGGTTGTCCGGATCGGCCCGCCGTCCGAAGCTAGAACGCCCCCATGCCATCGCTGCCGGCGGCCACCGCGTTAGCGTTGACCCCGGACGAAGCCATGACCAGCGGAGCCGGCCCCCAGCCATCGGGAATTTCGATTTGCGCCGAATGCAGGCCATCCACGTACCGCTGTGGAGTGACCCAGTTCGACGCCATATAGTCCCCGACACCCTGGAGGCTCGCGTACTGGCCAAAGGGGGTGTAGTCCGTGATCAGCCGAAGCACCACTTGAACCACCGCGCCAGCGAAGATGCCCTTTGCCGCCGCGTCGTTCTTCATGATGCCCTTGGCTGCCCACGCCAGCAGCCCGCCGGCCGCCAGGTTGGCGCCGTAGCCCAGAAACCCGGTGTTCTTGGTTCCGAGGACCATCTGCGCGCCAAGTTTCGAGCCGACAGCCCCGGCGATGATGTACAACGCCTGGGTGACTTGCCCTCCCCAGGAGCCGCCCATGGGGTTGTGGTGACGGCGGCGCTGATAGCGCCGCGCCGGGTTGTGCCTTGCGTACGACCGGCGTCTGTTATGACGCCGGCCAGGATCGTTCGTGCGCTGGCGGCCAGGATCATTCGACCTGGACCGGGCGCGATGCGTTCGCGTTTTGGCCATTGCGTGTCTCCTTGACGCCGGTTTTCTCTTGGGATTCCCCAGCGTTAACAGCACTTGCTCTCCCAGGTTGCGTCTCACCGGACGGGGAGAGGTGCGTCTCCGGTGAGCCGTGTTACGTTTCTGCGCGCGCGCACGATGAGTGCTGCGCTTCGCCTTGACAGCAGCCTGTCGGCGCTTGCCGCCGAAGCCAGCGCGGATCTGCTTCAGGCTGAACTTGCGTCGGGCCGGATTGGCGATTGAAACTCGTCTGTGTGCGATAGCCATGTGACCTCCTCAGATCAGAGCGTTCTCGCCTACGGCATCGACGGGATGTTCGACGCGAGAGGCGTCCACGGCCGCTGGATAATCACGTTGAACGTGCAATCCGAGCCGGTGATCGCATTCGCGGCCGGCTTAGTGACAGTCAACGCGTTCGCCCCGAGTGCCCATGTGAGCGCCGGATACGCCGTGCCCCCAGCGCTCATGTAAATCGAGACCCAGGGTCTCAACACCGCCAAAGCCGCGGTCGAGATGTTGAAATTGTGAGTGATCGTCGCCGCCCCGCTCTCAGTACCTGTCCAAGCTACCTGTGCCGCAACGCTCTGCACGTTGGCAGCCTGGGCTCGGGTTGGAGCGGCGCCGCCTGTGGACGGATCAAGGTACGTGACCGTTATCCCCACGATCCCCATGCCCAGGCAGGCCACCAGCGATTGAGTCGAAATGTGAATGTTGAAGGCGAAAACGACGGCTACTGCCATCAGGAAAAGCAGCGCCGCCGCGCCCAGCTTCTGTCTTTTGCTCATACTCTCGTTTCTCCTTTTGCCCGGCGTGCGGGCTTGCTTCTCTCAAAAACCGTCCACCGCAAAGCAAAAGGGGCTACCTGCGCTCAGGAGACTATGGCAACTCCCAAACGCCGGCAGCCCCTTCTAGAAGGCTTGCCCTGCGGTTCACTACATCACCAGGCGATTCCGGCCGGTCTCGCCCGATGAACCTTCAGAATCTTTTACGGAGCGCTCACAAGCACCTCATTGACCGGGTAACGAACCTCGACATGCTCCGGCCCGACCCTGTCCGCAAAATTGTGCGCCCGGCGCCACTCATAGACTTCAGAGCCATGCTGGTACGCTTCAGGCGCGTTCTGGTAGGCATACGTGCCGTCCCAGGTCCCTTTGCCGTAGAGCGGATGTCGGTGCGAAAACATCAGGTGCTTGGCGTCTACAATGACGCCATCCCGCCGCGCCACGTCCGTAAAATCGTTGTCCGCGAACATGCCCCAGTACTCGGGGTAGAACAGCCGCCCATAGCGTTCGTAATACGGCCTGGTGACGATGTTGAACGTCATCAGCGAATCGTTGCCACCCGTCGAAATCCAGACCGCAGCCTCAGCGCTCAAATCCGGCAGCACCTTGAGCAGCTCAGTATCCCAGTGGGGAGGCGGAAACCAGTCGTCCGCCACCGTAATCAAGACCCTGCCCGTGGCCACGGCTCCGGCCGCATTGAACGCCGTCACCGCCGTGCGGCGATCATGGTTGCTGATCTTCTTGAAATGCTCCCACGGCACGCTTGATCGTTGAAGCTCGACCGTCTGCTCCGTGCATAGAATGTACTCACAGTCTTCGGGGTTGTCGGCCAGGTCGTACCACTGCTGGCAAGCGTTCCGCCATCCATCGGGAAATCTCAGGGTCGAATGACACAAGGAAAAAAGCGGAACTCCAGCCCCGAACAACTTCCGCCGTGGACGCGGCGCGCGAACCATCGGCTCAGCGGCCAGATCCACGGTTTCAAACTGATCAACCGGCTCCGGTATCGGCGCCGTCTTCAAGTGCGGAACTTTAACCCGCGGATCGACCAGAATCAAGGCTCCGCCGCGTTCGCGTGCGTGGACGCAGAAGGCTATATCCTCTCCGGTCATGCCCCAGCGTAGACTCTCTCCGCACACTGGTACGAACGGATTGGACCCTGCTTTCCCCAGCATCCGATAGCGCATCAGCACAACCGGGAATCCAGTATAACCGACCTCCAAGAGCCTGTTCTCGATGGCCGCCTTTTTCATTTCCGACGCATCGAAGGGCAGCACGGTATAATCCGGCCGCAACCTGCCGCACGACACGATGGGAGGCATCCCCACCCTCATGTTCGGTTCAGTCCAGCACCACCCGGCCACCATGTCCGCTGCTGGGCACTCGTCAAGATCCTTTTTCAGCCGCGCGAAATGCTCCGGCAAGACAATGTTATCGTCATCGATCCACAGAATGTAGTCCAGGCGTGTGGGAGCGTGAATCAGTTCGAGAACCATGCTGGAACGGGTCACAAAGACGGACGAGGAATACCCAAACAAGGGTGCCGGATCGAACCCCGAAGCCAGCAGCGACATGAACAGGTTCGTCCAGTTCGTCACCCAAGCCGAGGAGAAGGACTCACCCGGCATACAGATGCCAATCGAGACCCGCCGCGTCGGAGCCCCACCAATCGCTCCCTGAATCCCGCTACCATTCGTCTTATCCAAGGTAGGCTCCATTACCGCTTGCGCCTCCGGTTGGCCATCTTCCGCCCGGTGATCTTCACCACCCCATTGGGCAGCTTCCTAATCGTTATAAGAGCCATGTTACGCAAGGTTATGGAACGACCCTTGACCTTGCGCGGGTTCCCTTTCGGAACGCTCCACTTTACGGTGTACCATGGACCGCCCCGTGCGCCCATGGTCTTGTGACTTACTACCCTCACTCGGCTGAAACCTTTGGAGCGCAGGTCGGAAGCGTATGCTTCAGCTTTCGCCCGCGTTTCAGCCCTTTCACCAGGATGCCCGTGAAAACTCCAGTGCGGATTGCGTTTGGCCATCACTCCTGCCCCTTCCCCCGATGAATCGTCATGGTTTCGCCCCCTGCACATCCAAGAACCTATCCAGCCGGTTGCGCAGCCTTTCGATTTCACTGGAAATATCGTTCAGCTTCACCGGCATCCCCGAGAAATCTCTGATCGCAACACGCATTGCGTCTAGTTCTTTTTCGATGGCCATCAGCCGCAACTCCCGGACTTCCCATTCCCGAACGTTGCGATTGATGATCTTGACCGCAGAAAACACGACGGTGAACAGAGAAATGACTTGCAGCAGAATGATGAGCCAGTCGCGAAATTCCAGAACATTACCACTCGGACCATGGTCTGCCGTTTGGCTCCATGCCAAAAATGGCAACCACATCACGAACGCAAACAAAACCCACGGGAATCGGAGTTTCAGTATCAACTTGCGCCGCATCAGTTTCGTATCCCTTCCGGTTCCACCGAGTACTCACCGCCAGCAAACGTCAGCGCTTGGTTCAGAACGTCGTACAGCAGCCGTGGTTTCGGCGCGCGCTTCCGCCCAAAGTTCTGCTGCATTCGGACCTTCTTTTCTTCAGAGAGCGTGTGGTGGTACGACGCTTCCCCGCCCTGGTCTCCCAGGTGGTCTTTGGTCGTGAAGTACCAGAGCTTCACCACCTCCCCCAGGTCTTCAACGTCATGGTAGGGCTTGCCGACGCCAAAGGCCGAGAGTTTCACCGCCTGGTCCCCGCCTTCGATGTAGAGCTGCGTTCCACGCTCATTCGAGCACAGTACCGCGTCTCCAAAGCCCTCGAGGTCAACCAGCGCCCCGTCATTCGCCCGCACTGCCAGCTTTTCAAGCTCGCCAAGCGCCGCCAGGTTGCCGTGGTAGCGAAGGTCCTTTTCGACTTCCAGCACTTCACCGGAGGGACGACCGTGGAACTTCTGGAACATTGAGGCCGCGGCTCCGGCAGGATTCAGACGTTTCATGCTGTAGCCGATGCGCGCGAAGTAATCAGGATCGCCAACAAACACCGCGAATGGCCCGCCATTCGCACCCTGCGCGTTCAATTTGTCCCTTTTCGCTTCCGCCCCATCTCGGTCGTAGTGTCGAGACACCGGAGGACGTTGGCCGCTTTCATTGGCTACCAAGAAAAACTCAGGATTCCCCGTGGCCTTTTTTTTGAGCTTCGAGCCGATCTTCACGAACTCCTCACCCAACATGGCCGCCGTAGTCGGATCGACATTCCGCTTACCTTTGTTGCGCCGGTTCCATGACGTAATGAACGCTTTCACGTCCTTTTCCGAATCGAAAAGCGAGTCCCCGCCGCCTAAGGAAGTGCGCCAGCCCTCCTGATCCGAACCGTATACCCGGTATCCTTTATAAGAGAGGGTTTTTTCGCGCGCCGCGGTACGTGGTGACTCGTACCGCGACGCGCTGCGGGCGCTGGCGGGCATGGTTTGACGCGAAGAGGTTGCTTTCGAGGAGAAGGGCCAGAGGTTATGGCGGGAGCTTTTTGCAGCCACCAGACGCCGCGCATATTGAATCCGTTTGGACTTCGGAGTTGCGTGAATGATGGCTCCGGCCTCGTCATGCGCTCCACGTTGCCAGCCTTCGCCTTTCTTATACTGATGGTGCGAGCCACCCGGACCTTGCGTAATGGCCCACGCGTATTGCTCGAACGTCGGGACACCACCCTTTGCCGGGTTGTACTGATTCGTGGGAACTCCGGCTCCAATCCGCTTGAACGCCGCCGCCAGTTTCCCGTTACAGGACCGACAGCCATGCGCCAAGTTCTGAGGCTCGCCGTTCGATTCGTTGCCATCCAGGTGCATGACATCCAACCGGCCGCGCGCGTTGCACAGAACACACCGCCGCTCACCGCGTACCGCGTTCTGAGCGCGGTACCGTTTCGCCCGATCGGTCAAGTTGGCACGCGATGGACTCAAAACAACCCCCCGCCTTTCTTCCGCTTCGTCAACTCCGAAGCCTGCCGGCGCAGTGACGCAGCGCGCCGCTTGCGCCGCTCCGAAGGCATCCGCGCTACCGCTCCAGCCGCTCGCTTGGTAGTGAACAGCACCGAGAAGGCCAGATACAGCCCGCCGGCCACCGTCAACCATTCCTGCCAGCCCCAGGTTGAAACGTCAAAGCCTGAATCGAAGAGGCCCACGCCGCATCCGCTACCGCAACACAGGCCTGGACATCCCAGCCCAACTCGCGAGTCCCACGGTGCCATACTGTTCGGCGGAAACTGAGGATACTGAGCACACGGGATGGATTGAACAAACATTATCTTCGGCTCCCAATCAAAACCACACCCACCAGCGCAGCCGCGGCCAGCGCGTAAACGATCCAATCGCAGACGCCCTGAATCAACGAAGTCGAACAGCTTGTCGAACTCGGCCCTTGCGTTTGAACCGCCGATAGGTTCGCAGCCTGATTCTGCAACGTCTGGTCCGACACGGCTGAACTGATTGCGGCTTGTGGATCTTCCTGAGTGCCAGCCACGAGTGAAGAAGACGTGTTCGAATAGTCAATGACTCCCTGGGTGCTTGCGCCCTTCCCCAAAGTCGGCAGAATGTTGCCGTAGGCCATCTGAGTGGCCCATTCTGTCGGACTGGAACCCCAGCAGCCAGCGTTTGTAAGCCAAGTGAAGTACTGGCTGCAATCGTTTCCCGTGCCCAGTATTTTTCCGAAGAAGGACTGAGCCGGAAGCGTATCGCCTATTCCCCGTCGAGATGTACGCCGCATCAACATTCCAGTTTCGCAATTCCAAGTTTTACAACTGATGGCCCAACCGTTCGGACCAAATGAGCAACCGCGCGTAGGACGGCTGCCGAACCGCTTTCCGAACGCGCCTTGCGCTTAAGTCTTCGCTCATGACGAACCCACCCTGCGATACAATGGTTCCGTGACGATTGGACGTGGTTAGACAGGTCCACGGCGTGCGTCACATCAAAACCTGAACGCGCCGTTTCAATCCCGTTGAGACGGCGCGGCCTCTGCTGACTGCATCAGCATGCCCCTGGTCCCCGCGCTGCCTTGCTTGCCATCTCCCCGCCTATTGAGGCTGGATCAACAGATTCACCGACTGGTACGCGCTACCTGTATATCCCAACTCATGATCGTTTTCTCCTTTTCGTTCCGTTCAAAATCCCAAAGTGCCGAGCCGCATCGATCACCGTTAACTCAGGCGGGATGCCGCTGTCTTCCAAAGCCTTCACCAGCACGTCGCGGAGGCCCACAAACCACACCGCCTCACCGCCCTTGATTCGCTTCGCCGCCTGCTCGCAGAGGACCAGTATCCCCTGCGGGATCGTCAGGCGAATCCGAGTAATCGGCATAGGCTGAGCACTCACCGGCGCCCCCTCCCACCGCTGAGCATTGCCAGCGCAAAAATGCCCACACCGGCCACGAGAGCCACGGTCCACAAGGAAAAGCAAAGAATCGATCCGCTTGATAACTCAATGCAATAATCCCCGCCCGAACTCGCAGTAGAGCCGCCCGAACTCGCGGAAGCAGAGGTATCGGGAGCTTCTTGCCAATCGTCAACAGAGGTAAAGCCCATCCCTCTCAATGATCTTGGCTGCCGCCGTCCAGCAGCAACACGAGCAGGCGTCACCACCGGAGGCAGCAACGTCAACTTCGTGACCATGGGGTGTGCCCACCAGGGACCGCGCGAAGGGTCAACGGTCTCGCCGGCATCGTTGATGCAAGGCGGCTGCCCGGTTTGCGCGCAGGGCGGATAACTCACGCGAACCTCCGGCGCTGATAGAATCTGCCCATGCCGCGGTACAGCCCAAGACCGCTCATCCCCTGCTTCACAAGGTACGGCTCCATCACGGACCAGTACTGAGCCGCCGTCATCGTGGCAGTGCGCGGATTGGCGTCAGTAAAGGTGAACACGGAGGCCGGATCGGGAGGCGTCACGGAAGACTGGGCCGCGAGATACACGTTCCACTGATCCGCTGTCAGCGAAGCGTTCGCCGGAGCAGCCCCCACGATCCGCCCATAAATCGCCGCTAGCGAATTGAAGGCGTCCGTTGTGGCCGTGGCCGTAGTCGCAGTAGCGGGCGTGGTTGTCGTGGCCGTCGTCGTGGCCGCGGGCGTCGCAAAGAAGTTCTCGTACACCCAATACCCGACCAGCCCAATGAGGCCCCATTTCAGAACGTCTTTCATCGTCTACCTCCACTGCTGAACGCAAAAACAGCCACCGCCGCCGCCGCCAGCAGCCCCCAGTTTGGAATGCCGCCGAACATGCTGTCGGTCAACCAGTTTCCCGTCGAGGCGGCCACGGCTGTAGGAGACGGGGAGGCCGTATACTGGACACCTGTGCCCGTCGTTGAAGACGGAGAGGCCTGCACGGTGAAGCTGAAAGACCCAACCGACTGTCCGCCCACGCTCCAGTTTTCATACCACTGGCCGATCTGGGATGAATCGATGCTCCCGGACAGCGCCCAGTTCCCGCTTGAATCCGTGGTGCCCATAGGCGTGGTGATGTTCGTACCATAGGTCGCCGCCGATCCATTGCCCGTTACCGCGACCGGCGAATTTGGGGCCGCCCCGGAAATCTTAATTGTCCAAGCATCGCCGGGATACAACGGACCACTGCCGCGCGGCGTCAAAAACGTCACCGAAGCGTTGGGATACGTCGCAGCGTGCTGAGATGCAGATACCGAAGGCGGGGGCGGACTACTAGGAGCTGCGGGGGTTGGCCCCGTAGAAAAGGTTGGGGTACCGCCAGATGGGATAGGAGTAGCACATGTCAGTTCAGAAAGCGCGCTGGCGGGAACAGCGCTATTATACTTTGCTTGCAAATTGCTGATCTGAATATCGCGTTGGGCGTTGCGTTGCGAACACGCGTACTGATCGGAAACTGTGGTGTAGATCCCGCAGTTTTCAACGCAAGCGGCTTGCGCCATCTGGGAGTAACTCGCCCAGTCCCCACTCGCATTACTACTCGTATTGGCAATTTCTGTAGTGTCGATAGTTTCGGTATTTGATCCTACCGTCGAAAGATCCTTTCCCTGAAAGTGAGCCTGCTCTAACCAGTAATCGTAGTTGTACACATCTTCAGGGTACGGCCCAGCGCAGGATGTAGGCGTACAAGTATCACCCAATCCCCTCTTGCGCCTCCGCATCGGAACGACGTTGACCCGCACTGCCATCGGAAGATTTTGCCGGAGGATCATAAGAGCACCGCCGCGAGAATCAGCGCAGCCACCGCCAATTCCCAAGTTGGCAAACTCGACAACTCGCTCAGCGCTGAACTGGCAATCGAGGACACCGAATCCGCTACCACGTTCGGGTCATTGGCAATCGGATCGCGGTATGCATTAAACCAGTTCCAGCATGCGCCCTGAGCCGGTCCACCTGGCCACGGAGAATCCGCCGTCGCATTCCATTTGCAGGCTCCCGACTGCCGATCCGAGATGCACCGCACGCCGGCATTCCCCGTCGACGGGTTGCTGCACATGTTCACCAGCGTGGCCCAGATCGCGTCGAAGTTTGCCAGGGCTCCGTTCTGCTGGCTCTGCGTCCGCGGCGCTGCAATCCCGAAATACGCCGCAATGTTCTGCCGGAGAAGGGGCTCAGCCTGATTCGCCCATCCTGACGTTTCGATGCACGTCTGCCCGCATCCGGAATTCTTTATCAGCACCGTGGCCAGAATCGTCACAGCCACAATCGCGGCGCCGATAATCGGAACCGCCAAGGCCGGCGCCATCCCAAGGATGAGCCCCGTCCCGCCAGCAGCCAGGCTCGAAGCAGCCGAAGCCGCAAACGCTCCCGAGATCACAGGAGCCGCCAACGAACCACCCATCTGAACGTACTGAGCATCCGTGGCCGCTGTGCCCATCCCGCGACCCCGGTGTCTCACAACAGGCCTCACGTGGCCCGCTTGAGCCGGCAGAGCGAACGCGCGCGAATTGGTCTGGATGTACATCATCTCTTGGAAGCAAAGACCATCAGCAGAACCGCAGCTCCCGCAAGTAGCAGAATTGTGCCTGTGCTCAACCCGCCAATCCCCGAGCTGCTGAGCAAGGCCGAGGCAGCCGTGCTGCTCGCCGGCGTCGTAATCGTTACGCCGTTTGGTCCGGTGTACGTCGTGGTAGGTGCGATGACGCGAGAGCCGATCTGGGTCCAGGAGTTCAGTAGCGAGTTCAGCTCGTTCTGCCAACCCGAACCAGTGGTAGTTGGCAAACCACTGCCTGACGAGGATGAGGCAATCGGACATTGAGCGGATCCCAGAATGCAACTCGTGCCGTCCGAGAACTCAACGATACTATCGCCACCTGAGCTTGAGGATAGATTCGTGGCCGTGACGGTTGTCGAAGCAGCGCTACTGCTCGAAGCTATGCAATCTCCGTCATCGTCATACGCGAGGCAAGCGTCCCCAAGACCTCTCATACCGCGCCGGCGGCGAACGAACCGAGTTCGCGGTACGGCGCCCATCCCCGACCAGCCCCGACCACGGATGTAGCCTTGCATCCTTTTAATCGGCCGCTCACGTTCGACACTCTGGCCGTCCTGATCCCAAGCCTGATATCGCAAGATGTGATCGGGCGGAACTTCCCACCCCGGCCACTTCGCATCCGGCGGCGCCGCGTCCATGGGCATCCGGCGCCCGTCCTCGAGAACCGCCACCGCGTAGACGTGCGACCACCGCTGCGCGTCTCCCGGATCGGCCGCGACCGTAACAATCTCCCACGGCACACCCAAACACTGGAGGAAGCAGCACATCAGCATCGTGAAGTCGTCACAGTCTCCTTGCGGGTTGCGCGATCGCACCATCACCGAGGGCGAGACCAGCAGCTCAAGCTCGGGAGGATTCGGCGTGGGGATGTTCTGCAGAATCGAATCGTCAGAGACGAACTTGAGCGTATGGCGGATCGACCACCAAGCAGCCCAGCACGCGGCGTAAGCCCCACCTCGCCCCTGCGAGTACTTCACAAGTGCGTTGCGCGCGGCGGCTTGCACAGCCGGATCCTTTGCACACTGGCGAATCTGCTCTGCCATCAGCCCAACTGTTTGCGCCGTGGCGCGATTCTGATCGTCAAGGTCCCCCTGGTAACGCTCGACCGTGATCGGACGGGTAGACGTGGCCATTCAGCCTAGACTGTACCATCCTCTTTTGAATTGGCGCAAACACGTTGACACCGAACGGGTTAGCGTATGGTATGCTATTGCCGGTACATCCAAGGTACACCAAAGGTACACCACGGCACAGAAAAAAGACGTAAAATGAGGATGAAAATATGGCTAAAGCGAAGCCCCGAAAGAGAAACAACAGCGGTATCACGGAATTTCCAGCCCCGCCAGGAGATTCCGAACCATCAGACGTGGCTGTCCCGTTAGGAGAGCCTCCAGAAACCCCACCGCAGCCCGCCAAGGCCAGCGAACCTCCTCCGCGGAAACCCCACAGTCCCCTCGCCGTGCCCAAGATGCTGACGTTCTTTCAGCAACTTGAAAAAATTCCCCTGGCCGACTGGGGCACGCGCGCCAAGATCAGGGTCTACCGTCTTGAACCGATCATCGACATGCGCCGCGGTTCGCAGACAAAATACATCTGCATCTACACCGAAGCCGTTGATGAGGAGCGGATCAAGCGGGACCTCGGCAGCGGCCGGTACCGGCTATTCTTGAACATCAAAGTTCCAGGTGGGCAAGAAGAAAGAGAAACCGACTCTGTAGAATTCGACATCCTCGACCGAAACTTTCCACCCGTCATCCCCGAGGGGACTTGGGTTGACGACCCGATCAACAAGAAATGGGCATGGGCAAAGCCCCAGATGCCAGGAAACCAAAACCAATCCGGCGCGACCGCATCAGGCGCCATGCTCGAAGCCGTGCAAGTTCTCGGCGAACTCCAGGACCGAGCCGAAGAGCGCGCCAAAGAGCGTATCGACAGCGGTCGGCCGCAGTCCAATTGGGACCCAGCACAACAACTCCAAACCGTGGCCAACGTCGCCAAGGAAATGGCCACCGCATTGAAGGCGACTCCCGAGAATCCAATACCGCAGTTCATCAGCGACCAAATGGCCGCGATGCGAACCGAGCTTGCCGACGCACGAAAGCGCAGCGATACGCTCATGGACAAGCTGTTGGACATGGCCAAAGCACCGCAGCCCCAGCAGCAGAACGGCCTCAGCGCCGTAAAGGAAATCATGCAGGGCATCAAAGACTTCCTGCCCACCGTCCGGGATCTTTGGCCGAATGCTCCCGAGGATATCGCAGAGCGCGTGGTCAAATCGAAGATGGGACCTTGGCAGGAGTTCTTCGCCCCAGTCCTTCCTAAGCTCGTAGACGCGCTGGCACCAATCATGCCTGGTATCGCTGCCGGCTTGATGGGCAATGCAGCGCAGTCGCGGCCCAGCATGATGCCCGTACCGGCCCGCCTGCCCAACCCTGCCATGCCCCAACCCGGGCCACAGGCCCAGCCGCAAGGTCAGCACGCGCCCAATCTTGACGAGATGCTGCTGAACGCCTTGACCAACGACCGCGACGGCGGGGAGTTCGCGGACTCGCTCGTTATGCTCTTCGGGCAGCAAGGGCAACTGATGTACCGCCAGGCCGCTTCACTCGGAGAGCAGGGCTTGCTCACGCTGATTCAGCAACGGCCTATCTGGCAGCAGCTTGGACCGCTGCAATCCAAGGTCGCCCAGTTCGTTCACGAATTCATCGAGTACGGGCAAGAAGAGCCAGCAGAACAGCCCGTAGAAGGCACAGAACCGACCGCCACCGATGATAAAGTGGTGGACCTCACAGGAGAAGCCTCCCAATGATTGCTGCCCTGCTCCGTAGATTCTCACGCAAACGCCAACCTGGCAGAATCCCATCACCACCAGAACGCAAAATCATCCTCATATCTTCGGATGGCGGGAATCAGCGAGGATGCCGCCGCTGTGCTGCACAAGATGGGCAACGGAATGCGCTTGCTCATCGCCCGCCAATCTCCGCAGCAATGCAGCCTCGTCAACGACGCGCGCTTCGATCCCACGCCCAGAGAAGAGACCGCCAACCTCACCGTTGTATGGGAACTGATCCGAAAAGGAGTGATTTCGGAGCTTACCGAGTTTGGCCAGAACGAGCGCATCGGATGGCGGGACGCAGGTTTTGATGGCGAGCACTACCATGTTTACGTCTGCACACAGTAAAGGAGAACCCGCACAATGAGCAAACTCAAACGGCGCCGCCACCTCCGCAAAAATCCCGCTGCCAATTTAACCCCTTTTGGACGGGATCTCCTAATCGGAATGCTGATCGGGGCGGCTGAACCGCCAGAACTGGACATGATAATCGGTCTCGCGCATTTGACGCGCGGCGCCGTGAATTACAGCGCCACAAAACACGCCGATTGTGCCTGCAAAGGCAAATGCCCTTGCCATACTTTCGGAGCACCCGCCGCCGGCCAACCATGTCCGCCCGACTGTAAGCATTATGGTGACCACTTCGACGGCTGCCACCGCTGCAATTCCGAATGCCAACCACCGGAGAAAGTTCAATGAGCCTAACCTTTATCACCACCTGCGCGCACTGCCCGCAGAAGTTCACTACGCCCGGTTTCGGAGATCTGCTCCCAACGGAATCCGGGCGCGTCAAGATCGGCAACGTCTTCCAGGCGCTGATCGGACACCTGCAAAAGCGCCACCCCCAAGAAGCGCAGAAAGCCGACCTGAGCGCCGCGATGCTGGGAGGCCTGCTACGCCTCATGAACTTCCACAGCGACGACCCTGTAGCCTTGCAGATGCGGGAATGGAACCGCCATGTGATCCACGAAATGACCCGCGCCGTCGTGTGCCCGGACAACAAGATCGAGGAGCAGGTTGCGGCTCTGGGCCTCAACGAATACACCGCATTGCGCGTCACGACGCTGCTAAAGCAGATGCGGGATGTGATTGAGGAGCGCGGAGCCTTCGCACCACCAGACCCCGCCAGCGCGTCGAACGGCAAGCCGTCCGCTGGCCCAATGCTGGTACTGCCATGAAATTTGTTCCGTGGCCTGTGCCGAAGCCTCAGAAACATAATCCGCAGGACCCATCCACGTGGGGTACCGAATGCGCCCGCGGCTTCGTTTCAGATTCTCGCTTCAGTCCGACAGACCGCGTGATCCCACGGACCAACCGAGACGTTAGCCGAAAGTGGCGAGCGGTTGAGACGCCAAAGCCAACAGGCTGAAGGAGGATGGCTGTGTACAGCCAAAACAACGAAGAGCAAATCATTCTCGATCTCTTCAAAGATGAAGTCGGAACGTTCCTAGACATCGGAGCCTGCGACGGCAAACTGAACAGCAACACGCTGGCGCTCGTAGAGCGCGCATGGGCAGGAGTCCTGGTCGAACCGAGTCCAGGAGCTTTTCAGGCGCTCTACGAAAGGCACGGTAAGAACCCCAAGCTACAACTCGTGAACGCAGCCATCGGCGCGCATTCGCACCTTGCGCCGTTCTGGGACTCCTGGAAAACAGCGCCCGGCTACGGCACAACCGAACGATTGAACCGCGAACGCTGGACCGGCCTGGTCGGAGAATGGCAGGCTTTCGTTATCCCGGTATTCCCGTTCGCCGAGATGCTCGCCACCTTCCGATTCCCGCCGTTCGATTTCGTGAGCATAGACACCGAAGGCACCAGCCCTCAGTTATTCCAGATCCTCTTGGCGTCGCATCAGAAACCACGGGTGATCTGCGTAGAGCATGACGGATGGCTCCAAAACTGTATCGAGGCAGCCGCGCCCCACGGATACCGCGAAGTCGCGTGGAACGCGGAAAATCTGATACTGACCACCATCGGCCCCACCAGCAGCGTCCAGATGTTGCCAAAATAGCCCTTCAGGAGCACAATTAGAGTACGCGTGTATCGAAGCATGAAGCCCGTACACGCCTCTATTTCACTTTTGGAGGACTCTACTATGGCAGCCGCCCCCGAACCCCTCAAACGAACGGGCCCCCACCTCTGCCGATTCTGTTCGATACCTGTTCGCATCAGCCGTGAAGACCAAGACTTTTGCAGCGCTCGCTGTCGCACAAAATACGAACGCCACCAGAGAGGAACACACCAGGGCCGCAAGGAAGAATGGCTCAACCTCCCCAAACGCCACTGCGATAATTGCGGCAAACTCTACAAGCCGAGCCGCCCAGACTCGCGCTACTGCTCATCGAAGTGCAGGTTTGACTTCCATAACCATGGCGGATCATTCGCCGCGCTGAAGAAACTGATTGAACCCGCCGTCAGAAAATACTGCCGGCTTGAAGACGAATGCCCCAAGTGCAAAGGAACCGGGCAGATCAACAAGGGCGCCCGCGTGGGAGTGGTAGTCTGCGAGACGTGCATCAACGGCCGGGTGCTAACGCCCTTCGGCCGCAACGTGCTGGCACTCGTGAGCAGCGGACATGTAAAGGAATTTCAGGCAGGTTGAAGCTCACACAGCACGGAGACTGAAGCGGAGATCGTTATCCCGTCAGACGCTGCCGCTAAAAGCTGTTCGTCAGCAAAGTCTTCGAATCCTGCTGTGACGAGATCTGCTGTCACCCTATCGCCTCGTTTCACCGGCCGATTGATCTCAAACAGCAAGTCCGCCCCACTGGTAGCCGAAAGCAAGGCCCCCGGCAATACGCCTAACGGAGACTGAGCGACCACCACACCATTGACTTTAGCCTCTACGCGGTAGTTCCGTAAGATCGCGGCCAAGTACTCAACCTTGAGCTGTGCGGAGAATCTGAACGTCATCTTTTCGAGGAGCTTAGCCCCAGCCATGCAGATCATTGGAAGACGGTAGCGGAAACTGTGGAGGGGCCGGTAAGCATCATGACGCGTCGTTGCGTTCCCCTGTTGGGAACTCACCGGCCCCCGCTCTGGGTCACTGAACGATATCCGCTACCTCCTTTCATCAAATGCATCGAACACAACCACAAATCCCTTGTGACGCGCGACGCGACGGATTTCTCTCAACGTTCCACGAAAGCTCCTGCGAAGACACGCCACCCGTTTCTTTGAGCTTGGGTCCACTGAAATGTGTGTTCTTCGTTGTTGCGTGGTCATCAGAATTGCCTCTTGATCTCGTAGGAAAGACCTGCCAGGCGCTTCCGCTCCTCAGTGAGCACCCATGCCCGCGTCGATTGAGGTTCAGCCGTGGCAAGCTCTGCTGTGACCCAGGCGTGCGCTTCGCGGACATCCTCGAAGGCCTGATGCGGGTCTGCAAACGCCGCGCCAGAACTGCCTTGATCCTCGTAACGCCAAGACATTCAGGCACCGCCACGATCCGGCTGTTTCGCGTGCAACTCCTGAACCGCCAGTTGCACATCCTCTGCTGTGATCTGCTTCAAGATGGGACGATCTGGGATCGGAGGGGGCGAAAGAATGCGCTTCGGCTCCGGATGCGCAGAGGCCTGACTGTCCGACTGAGCATGAGCCTGCCGCAAATGTTTTCTGTGGCCGCCATACTCGCAGTACGGTGCGCCAGGTTCGCACAGCGCACATGCTGGAGCCAACAGGCCGCGCGTAACCAAATCAGCCACGCGCTGATCACTGGCCTCGAATCTCTCTTTCGCGGTCTGCCGTTCTTCCGTGACGCGCTCCGACTCATCACGAATCAGACAGGCCGCGCCCATCAGATCAAAATCCGTGGGGCATAACGGACTGCTGAGCCGCCAGCGGTCAACAATGGCCGCCATCGGTACGCTCTGCTTATCCGCCACTTCTTCGAGGCCTCTGGCTAAGGCCTGTACCCCCGCCAAATCCCGAGGATAATTCTGGCAGCGTTCAAAGCACGCCACGAGAGTTTCAGCGACCGGCTCCTCAGTCTCGGTTGTCATGCCCGCTCCTGGCGGCGCCGCTTCGCAAGCTCAATCGCTTGCTCCGTGGGAGTCATGCGCCGGCTGCGTTGCACGGGCATGGCCGGCGGAAGGTCCTTGGAAGCCCGCCAATTCAGCAGCGCATCTTTCACGATGGAAGCGCAGACCTTGGGGCTTGATATGGGCCGTTCAGCCCGTTGAATCACAAATTTAACCAGGAAGTCATGCGGCAGATCGCCCAGGGCATCGAGAGCTTGAGAGAAGGCTACGGTATCAGCGGATAGCAACCGCCCGCAGGACCGTAAGAGGATGGGATCGAAAAGGCGTTCCAGTTCATCCGCCCGAGGGTGTTTCGCCTTTGCTTCGCCTTTCGCTATCTCTTCTCCTTTCGCTTTTACTTCGCCTTTTGCGTTGGACTGGCCAGCGTCTTTTTCTGGACATGCATGTCTCGCTGACGAGCGTAAGTCATTGGAAACATTGACAGCCTTAGTCGTCACTACGAACCGTCCGCCCCGGATTTCAGCGGTGAACGCTATGTCACTGTCCCCCGCAACTCGGAGGCGGAACGAGTTCACCGGGCGCTCGATATTGATCGGTTCAGAGTACGCTCCAGCTTTGACGTGGCACGGTGTTTTCAGCAACTTGAAAGCCGTGTCGGACTCGTCCTCCGGCTCTTCGCTTGGCGCGTTTTCTTTCACCGGGGCCTGGTAATCGGGAAGGTTCGGCCAATCCCGGAAACAAAGGCGAATACAGATCATGTTCCGAATGGTATGCCTGATCTGAGCCATGCCGGAAGTTTCGAGGTACGCCAAGTCACGGTCTACCGTGCGCTTGTCCGAGTGGCAGACAGCCGCCAGCCAGTGCTTGTCGAGGTCCTGTGTCCACTCCGGCGCCGGCTCTCCCTTGTCCCGTGCCCGACCCAAGCTTTCCATCAGAGCGACCATGACTAGAGCCCAACAACTGGCGCCCGAGCACAGCCGCGGCAGGTCCGCAAGGAAAGCATGGTAGAACGGCGCGTAGCCCGTCTCCCGCGTGTAGTTGCTCTTGGCTCGCAACGATTCAGACACAGACTCTGGATTACAGGCCGGCTTGCGCCGTGCTGATGCTGGCATGAAACAACTCCTGGACGATTTTGTAAAGGGGGAAAGTTTACAGGGCGGCCGACTTTGCCTTGGTAGATAAGTGGCCGCCCCTGGCACCTGAATCGGCGGCGAGCCGATCCGGACGCAACAATCATATCACCCCCTGAAACGCATTGCAAGAGGAATCCGGGGATGGAGAGCTTGAAATCAAGGCAATTCAGAGTCTACACCCAAAAACAGCCAGTTTCCAGCTTTTTTTTCAAAGGTGGAGAACAAAAGGCGATAACGAGACATCCACGTCTCGATTCACAGACACACACGTCCAAACCGGGCTGCGCATCAATAAGGTACTTAAAACTGAAATAAAACAAGAGGGCAAAGGCGGGCGGGTTTCTTCGGCCAGGAGTACTCTACTTGCCCACCGGCCCGCCCGCCCGCCGCTTTCTTTTTTTCGACCAACGAGCCAAAATCGCCCGGCGCGCAGCCCTACTCCGTTCCTTCGCCGTCATGTTTCGAGCGCGTGCAAGGCCCCCGAGCCGGCCCATTTCATGAGAGTCCACAAAAGGTATGGTACTACGAAGAACTGAGAATCGCAAATTTCACTTGACAGATACATAGAACTACGAATAAACTCAGAATTGTGATTGAAACCCCTTACGGCATCCGCTCTGAGATCCGCTACTGGCCTTCGAAGCCGGTACGCGATCCCGACTACCGCCGATGGGTCAAGCGCCTGCCATGCGCCGGCTGTGGGCGATCCTGGGGTGTTGACCCAGCACATACCGGGCCGCACGGGATGTCCCAGAAGGCGTCAGATTTGACGTGCATCCCACTCTGTCGGCGATGCCACGATGCTTACGACGCCGAGCCCCAGGAGTTTACAGAGCAGCACAATCTCGATATTTCAGCTCTGATTGAACGGCTGAATCGGGACTACGGCGAAATTCTGAAACGGAAGGTGGCGTAGAATGACGTACCAATATCTATTCGGTTTGCCCCCAGTAAAGGTCGCGCTCGAACTGGGCTGGAGCCTTGATCCAAAGAGTAAAAAAGCGCGCACCTATTTTCAGTTCATTGGCCCCGTCGAATTTGAAGTTGCCTGGCGGCAAGCTGCTACCGTTACCCGCCCAGGCCATCCTCCCGTTTACACAGTTGGCAACACGTCCACAACCTATTCGCCACGGGCCATAGAGTTGTTGGAACGGGCCGTGAAAGGCAAGGTGGCGTGAATGCTGCTATGGGGAGCAGACGCAGGACCGAGCATCAGGCCAAACGACTGCCTGATCCAACGTGCCCGGGCCTCAGCCGGCGGCGGGCGCATCCACCACGTGGAGCAGTTGATCGGCGCCTACCGGATGTACGGCGCCGTTCTCCAGCGCAGACCAGCCGACAGCGATAGCCGGCAGAAGTTTCGGGCCGTAGAATCTCAACTGGAAAGGCAGGCATTCTGATGGACCGCTTCACCGAAGAATCCGCCGCTGACCTTGAGCGGAATTTCCGGCTGAGCCGGCAAGCCGAGCCGAAGCCCTTCTTTGCCATCGCAGAGCCCTGCGAACGCTGTGGTCGCCCACTGGACGGTGCGGAGTGCCCGTGCGGAGACGATATCGAAACACCCGCGGAGCCAAGGTGTCCCGTTGAATACGAGCTGATTCTGCAAGCCGAGGCTGTAGCGAAACTGAACTACCAAGTGAAACTCCACCGGCTTACATGCCCCGTGTGCCAGCGCACACGCAAGGAAGCCCGCCGCGAGCCAGGCCGCACCACATGGGAGAAGGCCGCCTGATGCGTACCAGCCACGACGTGACAGCCGAAGCCGCTTACAGGTTGAGCCAAAGCCGACAGGAGGCAGTAGAGGCCCGCCACAAGCTCACCAGATTTCGTATTCTGATCGTTTTGCAGTGGGTCTTGATCATATGGCTCATCTGGTTCAGGAAAGGATGCTGATGCCCGTACGCCTCATGATGTGGTTCTGCCGAGTCGCACTGCGGATGATGAAGGCCAGCTATCGCGGCGAGGCCTACAACCCACGGCTGGAGCGCGAGTTCAACGACCTGATGCGCGGACTGAACGAACACCTGTGGCCACCGGACGGCAAGCCGCCAGCAGCATACGAGAACTGAACATGACCACTCCGCTCTGTGGCCCACTTTCACCAGCAGAATCTGGCATCCTCTACAGACCTACCGGCAAGACCGTCGATTTCGAGCGCTTCTGCGGGCACCATCCCTACCGCGTGGTGGGGCCCGAGAACGTGCCCGAGCGCCGCTTCTCAACGCTCGCCTGCGCCGCCAGAACGGTAGTGTCCGCAGGCGCGCGATTTCACGTCGAGTGCGGCGAGTTCAAAGCATCGTACGACCAGTGCAGAACGCTGGTGATCGACGCCGATTACGACCGCCAGATTGTAGCCGCACGAGAACAAATTGGAGATCGGTTATGAACGTTCACTTTCAACCCAACGAGCCGCAAACTCTCGCCCTCCAGGAGCCGCGCCGTGAGCAGTTCGGAGACTACGAAATCACGTACACGCTCACCGATGGCCGGCTGTTGAAAGTCTCGAAGGCCGTAGCGGCCAAGATCAACGAGCTGGACTTGCAGCCCGGCGAGACCTTCGGGATCTGCAAGCAGATGGTGTTCAATGAGCAGCGCAGGCGTGACACGCCATCCTGGTCCGTCTGGTTAACCCCGGAGAGCGAGCACGCGAGGGCCAAGCAGGAAATGCAGCCAGCCATGACCTTGGCCGACGTGAAGCGCCCAAAGATTCGATCCATCCGTAAAAGAGCCGCCACGCCATCACAGCAGACCGCCTTGACCTTCGATAAGGGAACCGGGACGTACGGACCCCTTCCCTTGCCAAACACGCTCAGGCCACCCCGGATACCTTACAATGTGGCTTTCAGAGAGGTCCTGCAATTCGTCACCAAAGAACTGAAGGAGCAGGGTGAGCAGTGGACCGACCAAGCCCGCCAGGACATGGTGAGCACCGTATTGATTTCGGCCAGCAACAACGGGCTGCTGAGCCTGTGGGAGCGCTGATGGACTTTCTTTGGCTAGTTCACGAAGACACTATCATCTGGGCAGCCTTCACGCGCCACAAGGACGCTCTTGCCTTCCGAAAGCGAGAGTTTACCGAGGGGTATGTCCCGTCCGTTAGCCGACTGCCCATCTATCAGAGCCTTGCCGATGCGCCAGCCTCTCAAGGAGGCCTCCTAAAAGAGGCACTGGCCTTATGACTTTAACCGTACTGATTTCAGCCAGCAACAACGGGTTGCTGAGCCTGTGGGAGCGCTGAACATGGCAGACACGAAGACCCGGAGCGAAACGGCTCGCAAGATCATCAAAGCGCTGCTAGAAGCGGGAGACGCCAGCGCAGCCGCATCAAGCACCGGCAATCCGGCTGAACTCATCAGAGCGGAACGCCAGACGGACCGCGCGATCACCAAGGCCTACAAGTTCATGACGGGCGAAGCGCCGCCGAGTGACGCAGACCTGGTGGATTTCATTTACGGAGAGCCGAAATGAACAGCTTTCAGTACGCCATAGCCAAAGCCGCCTGGGAAGCCCACTACGAGGCCACCAATGAGGCCCAGTCCATCGGAGGCTTTGATAAGCTCGACACCAAGAAAAAGAACGCATGGCTCGCGGCCGCTACCGCAGTGCTGGACACTGCGCAGAAATACGCGTCAGGATGGCAACAGTGAGGGAGAACTGCCCACACTGCAAAGTCCACCACGGCCACCGAGCCGGATGCCCACTGGCGGATGTGCAATCGAAGCGAACAGACATCAGCATCGAGGCCTACCACCAGTTTTTACAGGAGAAGTCCGCGGCGCCGCAAGACTTCGGCGTGCCCGTCGAGCCTTCAGACATTCACCCATGGTTGAAGCCTCACCAGCGCGCGGCCGTGCAATGGGCCGTCAGAGGCGGCCGGCGAGCGCTATTTGAATCGTTCGGGCTGGGCAAGACCGTCCAGCAGCTTGAAATTCTCCGGCTGATCCTGAAATACTTTGAGACCAACCGCTCAATCGGCCGCGGACTAATCGTAGCGCCCCTCGGGGTGCGCCAGGAGTTCCAACACGACGCTCAGCAGATCAGCGTAGACCTACGATTCATCCGCTCGATAGCCGATTGTGTACCGCCCCATGAGCCGCAGCCACTATATCTGACGAACTACGAAACCGTCAGAGACGGCAAGCTGGACCCCAAGCATTTCACCGTGACCAGCCTGGACGAAGCGAGCGTACTCCGCAGTTTCGGCGGTACGAAGACGTTCCGGGAGTTCATGCGGCTCTTTGAGAACGTTCCCTACCGCTTCGTAGCGACAGCGACACCCGATCCAAACGAGTACATCGAACTGCTGGCATATGCGGCCTACTTGGGCATCATGGACGTGAGCCAGGCAAAGACCAGATTCTTCAAAAGGGACAGCACCAAAGCCGACAAGCTCACCCTGCACGCGCACAAGGAAAAAGAATTTTGGCTCTGGTGCAGTTCATGGGCCCTGTTTCTGCGGAAGCCCTCAGACCTCGGCGAAGGCTACAGCGATGAAGGCTACGACCTCCCACCCTTTGAAGTCATCAAACACGAGATCCCCGTAGACCACACCGACGCGACCCCAGAACGCGACGGCCAAGGCCGGATGTTCCGCGAGGCCAAGCACGGAGTCGTGGACGCGGCCCGCGAAAAGCGCGAAACGCTGGTTGCGCGGATCGCCAAGGCAGCCGAGATCGTAGCTGCATCGCCGGGCGAACACTTTCTGCTCTGGCACGACTTGGAAGCGGAGCGCCATGAGATCGAAAAGCAAATACCCGAAGTCGTGACCGTCTACGGCGCGCAGCGTGCTAACAAACTGGATGAGTTAGAGCGCGCCATCATCGACTTTTCGGGAGGACGTATCCCCTTGTTAGCTGCCAAACCCTCAATGTTTGGCGCCGGCGCCAATTTTCAGTACCACTGTTCCAACGCGATCTTTTGTGGCATCGGGTTCAAGTTCAACGATTTCATTCAAGCCGTACACCGGATCTACCGTTTTCTGCAGGATGAGCCCGTCCGCCTCCACCTAATCTACGCGGAGTCGGAACGGACCATCCTACAAATCTTGATGGAGAAGTGGGACCGGCACAAGCTGCAAACTGAGCACATGGCCGAGATCATCCGGGAGTACGGGCTGTCGCAGGTCGCCATCAACACGGCCCTGAGTCGCTCCATGGGCATCGAAAGGCAAGTCTATGAGGGAAAGGGTTCACACCTTGTCAACGCAGACTGCGTAGAAGAGATTCAGTCCATGCCGAGCGACAGCGCGCACCTGATCCTCACGTCGGTACCGTTCAGCACGCAGTACGAGTACACCCCGAGCTACAACGACTTCGGACACACGGATTCCAATGAGCACTTTTTCGAGCAGATGGAATTCTTGACGCCTCACCTTCTCCGCGTCCTGAAGCCGGGCCGCCTGGCTGCGATCCACGTCAAAGACCGGATCGTGCCAGGCGGCATCACCGGCCTAGGCTTTCAGATCGTCTGGCCCTTCCACGCCGAATGCATCCGGCACTTCTCGCGGCATGGCTTCGCGTACATGGGCATGAAAACCATCGTTACGGACGTGGTGAGAGAGAACAACCAGACATACCGCTTGGGATGGACAGAACAGTGCAAGGACGGCACCAAAATGGGTATCGGGATGCCGGAATACCTGTTGATGTTTCGCAAGCCACCAAGCGACTCGACAAACAGCTACGCCGATGAGCCCGTGGTGAAGCAGAAGCCGCAGGTGCTATGCTCCGAGCACGTCTACGACGCTGACGCGGCCGGCGGAATCAAGTTCAGCGCGTGCATCCGATGCGGCGCCCCATGGGGAGGCGAGCCGCGGGCGCTACCGTTCCGCAGGGATCTTCCAGTAATCCCCGGCAGCCCCGGCTACTCACGGTCGCGCTGGCAGATTGACGCCCACGGCTTCACCAGGTCCAACGGCAACCGGCCGCTGATGCCGTCAGACCTTGAAGGCGTGCCCCATTCGACCATCTTCAAGCTGTTCCGCAAGTACTCGCTCGAACAGGTCTACGACTTCGAACACCACGTGCGCTTAGGCGAGGAGTTGGAAGCCAAAGGCATCTTACCCGTCACATTCATGCTCTTGCAGCCCCAAAGCTGGCACCCGGACGTATGGACAGACGTAACCCGCATGCGGACCCTGAACGCGGCGCAATCAGCCAAGGGTAGGGAGATGCATCTCTGCCCGATGCAATTCGACATCGCAGACCGCGCGATCGCGCAGTGGACGATGCCAGGCGAGACGGTGTTTGACCCCTTCGGAGGGCTGTTCACCGTGCCCATGTGCGCCGTAAAGCTGGGCCGCCAGGCCGTTTCAATCGAGTTGAACCCAGGATACTTTTACGACGGCTGTAACTACGTGAAAGCCGCAGAGCTGAAGGCCAGCACACCCACACTGTTTGATCTTTTGGAAGCAGAGGAGACCCCAATTGATGCCGCTTAGAGTGTACGTCGCATCCTCATGGCGCAACGAGTTTCAGCCCGGCGTGGTGGGTGTCCTCAAGGCCGATGGTCACGAGGTGTACGATTTCAGAGACTCTGAAGGCTACTTCAAAGACCCACCCAAGGAGCCCAAGACCAAATGACGACACCAGACATGATAACCGCGTTAGACGAAATTATCGCCGCAACGCAGACGATGGGCAGCGAATACGGCCATCCACGCGCTGCAAGCATCGCCGAAGACATCAAGCGAACTTTGCAGAGCCAACAACAGCCCCCGCACGCCCCTGGTCCTCTGTATACCACCGTGCCGGAGATTCTATGGCACATGCGCGACGTAGCCTCACACATGGGCAATGGCGATTACCTCGTAGCGCGAATCGACGAAGCTCTGGCGGCGCGAGAGATCGAACTGGAGAATATCTGCGGAGAGAATCGGAGGCTGCGCGCCGCATTGACCGCCGACCAACTGGCGAAGTTTCAACAGGCCCCACCAGAAGCCTCACCGCCGTTCGCAGGACAGCAGGAGGCTCAGCAATGCGCGTACACGCCGGGCCATGATGCTGCTCCGGCACCGGGGACAGCCCAAACAGCGCAGACCCTTTGCCCAGCATGTGGAAAAGAAGGCATGGTAGGCGCGGAGTGCCGGCATTGCGGACGGATCTTTTACACTCCAGACCGCACTGTAGCCTGCCCGCGCTGTTATGGAAGCGGCATGGTCAACTCGGTGCAATGCACGCTTTGCCGCGGTCTTGGGCAAGTCGAGCGAGTACCACCCACAGACTCAGAAACGCCACCGGAGCGCCACATCGACACCCCAGACGAACTCCTGGAACTGCTGGCCGGAATCTCAAGCCTTGCGCAGGTAGAAGGCCTCAGCTTGGCACAGAAGGCCTCAACCATGGCGCTGCTACACGTTGCCAACTCGCTGCAGGAAATCACCGGATACCTTGCGCTTATCGAAGCAGGGGGACAGCAAGCACGTCAGGGTCTCCACGGACCGATCTAACGCACACACGGAGGCCATGCATGGCACAAGGCAAACGGATCACCTTGACACAGACGCGCATCTCAGATCATCGGACCATTGAAGAGCGAAACCGCAAATTCGTTCTCGTGATTCCGCCGTTCCCAGAGATCGGAGACACCATCATTCTGGACGGTGAAAAATGGCCGGTAACAAAAGTCGAGGACACCGAGATCCTGTTCAGCATCCCGATCTACAAGCGCCGGGCTGCTGTCCAGTCCCCCGACAGCCCCCAGGAGCCGAGCTAGAGCGCACAGGGAGGCCAGCCATGGGCGATCTGCTGCATTTCGAAAACCGCAAGCCAGGCCGGCCCAGATTGTCACCACCAACTGTTCACAGCGACTCGCTATGCTCCTGTGGCGAACCGAAGCCTCCACTAGCCCGAGCCTGCCGGGTATGCTCTTGGCGAGATGAGGAGATCTTCGCACGGCTGGACAGAGCTACCAGGACCGGCCGGCAGATGGCAAGGCGTGCCGAATACCTGATCGAGAACGGCAAGGAAGAACTGCTCGAGCGCGAATTCCACCGCTGAAGCCCGTTCCGGCGTATACTGGAGGCCATGAGACCTATTCTCTTGGCCTTGCTCCTCACCCTTGGCAGCCTCGCAGCCTTTGGCCAATCTCCCGACTGCCAATTCACCCAAACCTTTACCGCAACCGGCTACGGCGTCACCGTGTCCAACCAGGCCGTTGCAAACCTCGGGACGCAATGCACCACATGGAGGCTGTCCTACTACGCGGACGGCATGACCGCATTGTCCATCCAAATCGAAGGCGCGCCAGACTCCAGCGGAACCCCTGGCACCTTCGCAGCCGTACCCACCACAGCCTGTTCAAGCACTGTGCAGCCGCCCTGTACGCTCGACGGCGCAAACCCCTTGACAGACCCCAACCACGCCACAGAAGCCTTTCGAGGATACTACGCGTGGATGGCGCTGGACGTTACGATCTTTACGCCCACCGGGGTTTCAGGCACCATCACCGCCAGGATGTACGGATACAAGGGAACTTCACCAGCGGCCAGCAACCGCGGAGGGGGAGGGTCTGGCATCGCGGCCTGTTCGACTACCCCGCCCACCGCCGGGACCGCAGGACAAACCTGTTATGACACGGCCGGGCTGCTATGGGTCTGCGATCCATCAGCACCTTGCACAGTGTTTGCAAATTGGGTGGCGCAAGGCTTCGCCAATCCCATGAACACCCTCGGAGACATGATCTCAGGGGACACGGGAGGAACCGCAAAACGAGTCGCAGGCAATACCTCCACCGTCCCGAAGTTTCTATCCCAGACCGGAGACGGGGTGAATTCAGCCGATCCGAGTTGGCAGCCGGCGCCAGCGGCAGGACTGCTGACGTACTACATGACCACCACAGCATCGCTGCTGACGAATGGTAGCGCCATCGTCAACCAGGACAACAAGATGCTGACGCCGCCTTTCTCGCCCAAGACGGCTATCGACATCGCAAACAATGCCGCTGCGGACGTGATTCTCCAGAGCTTCGCTACCGACCCAGGATTCCCCGGCATCACCTTCATTCCCGCCGGCGTGTACATTTGGCACATCCACGCCTACCGGCTCTCCGGCAACAGAGCCGTGACACTCTACGCCGTTTTCCGCGAAGTCTCAGCCACGGGAGTAGCCGTGGGCACGATTGGCACGCAAACCGAGTCCACGACGGCGCTTGGAGCGGCCGAAGACGAGTACTCCCTGGCCATGGCGGATGGGAACACGTATTCGCTCGCCGCCCTGACCAGCCGGATCGTGATCGACGTTCACGCGGTGTTCACGGGAGGCTCAACCAACACAACCGTTCGCATGTACGTCGGAGGCACGGCAGACTCACACATTTCATTACCTTCAAACACTGTCGATTCGACATCGTTTGTACCGTACACCGGAGCCACCGCTAATGTAGCCTTGGGCCTATGGGGCATCACTGGCGCGCCGTTCACCGGGGATTCAGGCAGCGGAGGGACTACAGGCCTTGTGCCTGCGCCGGCCACCGGCGACGCGGCGGCGGGCAAGTATCTCGGAGCAGGGGGTAGTTGGAGTGCCCCTACGAGCACAGGAGTACCGTACAGCGGAGCAACCGGCAGCGTGGCGCTGGGTGCGCACGGCATCACCGGAGCCGCGTTCACCGGGGATTCAGGCAGCGGCGGAACCACAGGACTTGTGCCCGCGCCGGCCACTGGAGACACGGCGGCGGGCAAGTATCTCGGAGCTGGAGCCACATGGAGTGTCCCTACGGGCACAGGAGTACCGTACAGCGGAGCAACCGGCAGCGTGGCGCTGGGTGCGCACGGCATCACCGGAGCCTCGTTCACCGGGGATTCAGGCAGCGGCGGA